CACTTATCTAAATGCCAGTCTTGGCCCCCATAAAAAGTGCAGTCATACCCATTGTCATTTAGTAAATTAGTTAGAGCTATATGGGCCATAGTGCTGCCGCCGTGACTGCTCCAACTGCTAACCAGTCTAACCTTGGACATTTATCGTACCCATAAGTTGTCTATAGAGATCCAGGCGTTGCCCCACAACCTTGTTCATATCAAAGTGCTCCTCAGTAAGCTCATGAAGATTCTCTCCCATCCTCTGCACTAGCTTGGGATCTTTAGCCACTCTTGATAGAACTCTAGTCCATTCACTAACACCCTTCTCAGGATCAATTAAAAAGCCTGTCTCGCCATCAACAATCCACTCATCGTAACAGCCTACATTAGAAGCAACGAGCGGCACTTTATACCTACCACACTCCGCTAATTTAATTTCAGACTTACTGTCATTGAAGGGGTTATTCTCTAGAGGAGCCAAAGCCACATCCATATTAGTAAAAAACTGTCCGTAACGATCAGGAGTTTGAGCGTAGTGTATGTTCCAATTCTTGTTGCCTTTGAATCCTCGCAGAATGATATCTCTATACTTCTTCCAGACATCTACCTGCCAGTCATCCTTAGGAGTGTTCGGTGGTGGGTGACCATAGAAGTCCCACACACAATTTTCTCTGCCCACTCTTTGATTTACAAAATGAGGTACACCTGAGAAATAGCGAAGATCTTGCTCATGGTGAATCCCTCCAGCCCAACCAAACCTGCAAAACTTCTTTCTAGGCTTAGGCAGCTTTTGCTGATTCCAACAAGGAAGATTATAGTCAACAGCATTTTTAACAACGGCAAGAGCATTACCATTACCAATGAAAGGCTGCACTCTTTCAGCAAACTTGCGCTGTGTCACCGTCACAAGATCAGAGTTGTTATAGATGAACTTGGTAATCTCTTCCAGGCCCTTTTCTTTATACACATGGTAAAGTCTGTGGCCCTCGTATATATCTGTTAAAAGATCATCTGTGTCGTAATGAACAAACTTCCCAAATTCTTTAGACTTCCCTACGATTCTTGCGGTGTAGTTTCCTCCAAAATTAGAGAGGTTTTGAGTGAACACGATATCAGCCCACTTTAGATTCTCAAACTTCCAGTCCTGTTTCCAAGTCCCATTAGATTCATCTATACCAAGAGGGTTTTTATCCCATCTAATCTCTACCTGATCTGGGTATAGCTCTGCCAGCTTTTGGTACGGAGCAATGATTCGGTAGTAGGCACAGCCACCCTCGTTAGCAGGGACACAAAGTATTTTAAGTTTATCACTCATGGTATAAAAATAGAGAGACACCTATTAGATGCCTCTCTATGATAGTTTCGTTTGCTTATGCTTTAAGCTTTTTTACTCGTTACTGCCTCAACTTTAGCTGTGGTAACCTCTTCCTCGTTTGCAGCTTTCGTTGCGTCTGAGGAGTGAGCCAGACCAAGACCAGAACCGAGAGATTTAATAGCATCCCCGAACTCCATGTTCTTGTTCATCGGAACGATAGCCGTGACCATGTTAGTGTAGTGCTGCCTCTTACGAGGGCTGAAAATTGATCCAGCACCCTCCCAGGCCGCAAGGCTGGGAATGAAACCAGTTAGCATGGTCCAGATGGAGTCGATGATCCCTCCAAACGACATGGGCTCGCCTTCTGCTCCACCCATGAAGCCTTCAACAACGGAGCAGGACATCAACCCAGCACCCAATACAATCATAAAAATAAGATTTTTCATAGTTAATTAACCTTGAAGTTTAGATAGGTAATCGTTGTCTGAAACCTCTTCGGTGGGCTCAGGGGTAGATGTACCTTGAACTGCTACGCCAATGAGCATATCAGTAGCTTTTTTCACCTCTTCATAATCCTCAAGCTTTACGAGGTCATGAATCTCATGGAGGGAATCCATGGTCGCTGCGGTCTCAGCTTTAGAGCCAAGCTCAGAGGACTTCGGGCGAGGAGCAGACTGGTCATACTTAGGCCATTGTCCGTCCATCTCTTTCACGATCTTGAAGTCGTGACCAGACTCAGGGTCGGTGATGTCACCGAAGTCTTCGTCAAGCATGGCTCCAATGATCTTCTTGAAGAGGATCACTCCGATGGAGAGGATTTTAACATCGCCGCTTGCACGGTCAAGGATGTTCATGTAGTACCTAGCACGGGGCTTAATCTTGCGAGCAAGATCTTCGTCCTCCTGCTTGCCAGTCTTCCAGAGGCCGTAGTATAGATCACACATGGGGCATTTCTCTCCATGGATCTTACGGCAGTGAATGTTCTTCACGGTCCCGTCAGGCTGGGGGACTCGGTGAATCTTTGTCTCAGCGTAGAACTCCCGACTCTCATCCTTCCAAGGAAGAATACGCACAGCATTAGTGCCTTCGGGAATTTGATAGAACTTCTGAAGGAAGTCTGAGTTAGAGTTACCCGCTTGCGGGTTGTTAAGTTGTTCGTGCTTTGCACGGAGAGCTTCGAGATCAATAGCCATGTTTAGTTTCCTTTTAGTTAGTGGTTAGTGTATGATAGTAGTATCACTTGTAAAGTTTAGTTTCTTCTCGTTTATTTGCAGACGCTTGCTGCAACATATCTTTTTTCTGTTCAAGGGCTCTGACGAGTCCTTTGAGTAGTTCGTATTTGAAGTTAGCATCATCGAGAGCGGTCTGTCTCTGGAAGTATTGCTCATCGGCAAACACTAGATCGTCTAGGTCTTTTGCGGTGAGCTTAACACTAGAGGTTGCCTTTGCTTCCTTGCGAAGCTGTGACATAAATCGTGTGAGTTGAAGGCTCCTCTCTGAGACCATCTTCTTTGCCATGCCCATCAATCCATAATAGTACGAGTAGATAGATGCTTGTCGAAACATCTCGTTTTCTACTTCGTACTCATTGAATTGAACGAGAGCGTCGCTGATGTCTTTATAGTTTTCCCATGTAAAATCTTCAAGGGATTCGATAAGTTCGTGCATAATTAGTAGCCAGGTATCGGTATTGCTTGTGGTCCAGTTCTAGGTTCGTCGGGAACTACAGGATCAGTAACAACATTGAATGGGTCATTAGGATCGGATGCCAAGACTGCTCTCTGTTGTCCAGAGGGCAGAATGACTATCGTTTGATTTGCCACCGTGTTGTTAAAGGTATTATTCCCAACTTGTATAGTATTAGAGTCCTCGTTCTTCGATTTTCTAACAACATTTGTCAAATAATTTGGATCTTGTAGAAGCTGAGAGGTTGTAGGTACTCCAGGTCTGTCCACCAGTATGCGCGGAAAAAGCTGCTCGTATTGAGCAGGAGTAGCTAGGGATAAAGAACCATCACGATCTTGGATAGCGTAGCTTCCTGCATCTCCATTAAGGGCTCTCTGAGCGGGATTGGCTACTCCTTGTCTGACCAAGCCAAACGGATAACTAATTAAATAAAAGCTCTGAGTCTCTGTCATTCTGGTAGGAGTAGAGAACTCAGCAAACGTCCACCGTCCGTCAAAGTAAACACTCAATTGGGTGAGAGGAACCTCAGGTCGGGGTATGATATCTTTAAGGGTTAAGTCTTTCATACAGTATCTAGCCTACTCAAAGATAAATGCGAACAGTTCTTTATTGAGTCCAGCTAATTGCTGAATCATATTAGATGTTACCGTAGTCAGGAATTCATTACCCATTTGTGGCATCTCATCATCGTCCCCTAGCCCATATAAATCAAAGCCAATGTGGCAAATCTCATGGAGCATAGTGGCTCGGTAGTCTTCAGGGCATTGGTTAGGATCAATAGTAAGTAGGGACTTAGGAAATTCTACGCACCCATACAGGTTGTCCTTTGTCAAAGGTCTTTGCTCAATCTTAAACGTCTTAATACCTGTGTAGACTTCCATAGGGTGAATTAACTTTTCATATCTCATTTTACTCATCCTCGCTGGCAAACGTAGCCTCTCCTTCTGACATTCTCAGGACACTATAGTCTACATCCATGGGGACAGTAAACCGAGGTCTACCATTGCGAGACTTGATAACAAAAGCCCTCATCTTGCCCTCATCGAACTCCTCCTCTGATTGGTTAAGAGAGATGGCGAAATCACAAGTACGGATCTTACCGTAGGAGTCTCCGAGTTCTGCGTCTGTAATAACCTTTACCATGCGCCCTTGACGATTGGTCTGGGTCGCAGTCCAAGTCAGGAAATCATGCTCCATAGCGACACCCCTAAGCTCTTCTGCGATCTTCTGCTGCGCGTGATACTCCTGTTGGATCTCACGGGTCGGACGCAGAAGTTCAAGGTAGTCTACGATCAACAGGTCAGGCTCAAACTCATCATAGTTCTTCAACTGCACAATGAGATTCCTGATAGTGTTGACAGAGGCTTGGCCTGTAGGGAATTCCTTGATGACCAACTGAGAACCTGGAAACTCAGTCTGGAACATCTCCAGACGCTCCTTGACTGTGAGTTGATTCGCAGGATCCTTAAGCTTGAACTGAGGCACAAGGGTCATGATAGAATCAAACCTCTGTGCGATCTTGTCCTCGCTCATTTCAAGTGAGATATATAAGACTTTCCTGCCTTCAATCATTGAGTGTACGCCTTGGTTCACTAGGAACAAAGACTTACCAACCCCAGGAGGGGCAACAACCATAGCCATTTCCTTGGACCCCAATCCACCCTCTAGGGATTTATTGAGAGAAGGCAGGATCGTCTTATACTTTACCTGATTTTCCTTGTTAAAGATTCTATCCCATCGACCAGCGATGTCGCTAAAATAGTCTTGACCTGTATCTACGTCTCGATTGATGAGCAGAGCCTCTTTAACTAGAGCTTCAACCTCCTCAACTCGATCCTCTTTAATTAGCGAAATACTTTGAGCAATTGCAGACTTCATCGCCTCCTTCTTAGCGAAGCCCTCAACAAGGTCGAGCATATACTCGGTGTTGTTGGTCGTGGAGGTGTCTACGTTGTTGATGAAGGCAAGCTCGTCTTCGTAGTCGGAAGCATTCTCTCTTGCACCAAGAGAACCCTTGACATCCTGAACAATAAAATCGTCAGTAGGAAGCTTGCTGTACTTCTCGTAATGATCATGAACTGCGTCAAAGATCTTGGCGTGAGAGGGGAACTCAAAGTAATCAGACTTTACCAGATTGACAATCTGTAGGTAAAAATCTTTGTTAGACTTCAGTAGATAGAGAATACCTCGCTGGATGTTCTCGCTAAAATCGTATGCCATGGTTGTTATTTTTTGGGGGGTAGGATCTGGTTCTTACTGGGCTTGGCAATATCTAGCTTCTCAGAGTTGATATCTTTATAGCCCATCTTATTCGCCTTATCATAGGCATCTTCGGTTAGTTTTCGAGAGCTTTCTACTTTATTTTCTAGCTGACGCTGACTAACTTTGTCTACTCCTCTAGTTTCAGCAAATTTTTCCCAGTCGATGTTAGCTGATTTGTACCTATAATTTTCATCATCTTGTGCATTTTTAGAATGCTCAAGATGTCTACGCAAAAATCTATCAGCGGCAGTCTTGTCATAGCCGTATTCGGCGTGTTTTTGATGTCTAGCACGAACGGTGTGGAAGTCTTGATCATCTCCCCACTTAACATTTACACCTTGGTTTTGCCAATAGCGATTAGATAACTTTCCACATTTAGGACACTTGGTTCTTTTCGGTGCTGTCCCTAATGGAAGTTCTCTGTCCCAGTATATCTGACAGTCGTTACACACCCACTCGTAACAGGCCATTAGCAATCACCTCCTGTCAAAGAGCAAGCATCACCAGCGGCAACCGCTGCGTTTACACTTTCTCCCATGTTCTTCTTAATGTTCTCCTGTGTAAGAGGGATGGCCTCTAGAGGCTCATTACCCTTAGAGCCAGCGCGATACACTGTAAGACCTTTGAGGTACGGAGCGTAATCCAATGCCGCTTGAGAAAATTCTTCAGGCGTGGAGGTAGAAGGAAGGTTGATAGTCTTGGAGATGCAGGAGTCCATGTACTTTTGGATCGTAGCTTGTACCTTAATGTGGTCTTCGGGGGCCACATCATAGGCTCCGACAAAAGGTTCCAGCGATTTTCCTTGGTCGTAATACTCTTGGAATAGCGGATCGACAACTAACTGCTCCTTCCAAATGTTATTGTTCCTATACCTGCGATTATACATAGCAGAGAAGATAGGCTCAATGCCGCTTGATACTCCGTGGAGCATTGATATAGTACCACAAGGAGGAATTGTAAGCATAACAGCATTTCTAATGCCGTACCTTTTAATAAGCATCCTAATCCTTGCAGGAAGGGTCTTTGCAAAGTCTTCATTCAAATATTTTTTATAGTCGTACTCAGGGAAGGGCTTCTTATCCCTTGCTAGATAGAGAGAATGCTTATAAGCTTCGTCACGAATCGTACTGAAGAGACGATCCAAAAACTCCAAACACTTTTCACTACCATATCTAATCCCAAGTTTAATTAACATATAGTGTAACCCAGTTACACCTAAACCAATTCTTCTGGATCTCTCTCCTACCAGCTTGCATTCATCTGTTGGGAAAGTATTGACCGTAAGAACATTATCTAAAAACCTAACCCCTGTCCGAACTGTTCGAGCCAATCTTTTCCAGTCCACATCCCCACCATCATCAAGAACCATATTGCTGAGATTAATATTAGCAAGGCAGCAATTTCCATAGGATGGTAAGGAGATTTCGCCGCAAGGGTTCGTCGAATCAAGGCTTTCAAAGTACGAAACATTAGTATATCGGTTAGCTAGGTCAATATTATATATGCCAGGATCACCAGACTCTACAGAGTTTTTCCAAATTAAATCCCAGAGTTCCCTCGCTTTCATGTCTCTCTGACCTATAACCTCGAAAGCATCTGTCCAAAGTTTTTTATGAAAATTGTTTGCTCGATTCAAAGCATCCTCTTCATCGAGGCCAATGACGCTCACAATCTCTTCACCATTACGGCTCAGGTCATAAGAGTGATACTCCTTATTATTAAAAGAAAAGTACCAATCTTCATCCAACTCTACTGCTTCCAGAAATCTATCCGTAATAGCAACCGAGATGTTAA